TTTTTATAAGTAGCTAAATCAACACGCGCGCGTAGTAATGGGTCTAATTCCCCACCAGTAAAGTTTGTCTGTACTGTGACAAAGCGAGCCATCTAGTTCCTTACAAGAGTGAGTGAAAAGTCTTTAATGCTATTTACAGGTTGATTCATTCCGTCAATGTTCATTGCTGTACGCATATAGCCACCACGGTTATTTTCACCTGGTGTACCTACTGCTGTAACTCTCCAATAGTCAGCTTTGTCTAACTGATCAGTAATTGGATATGCAATGTGCGCTGCTGTTAAATATTTTAGTAACTGAATAAACCATACAGGCATTTCTGATTCAGGTACAGAGTATTGGTAATCAACGTAGATAAGCTCTTCGTTGGTTAGTAATTTAGAACCCATTATACGATATGCAGTAATAGGAATGTCACGAGTACCTGCCGAGTTATAAACAGCTCTTGGCGAGCCAAGTCTATCCGCTGGCATTTGGTATTCGTATTTGTATTCGTTTGTTGGTATTGTCACCAATCTTGCAAGCTGAGTCTTCTTAAAAGAAAAACTCCATGGATAAACCATAAGAGCTTGGTCACGAATATCTGGGTATAGCCGGTCACAGACAGATGCTTCGTCAGTACCCTCTGTAAAAGATGAAATTGGTTTAGCACCGAGCATCAATAATGCGTCAGAGCAAATTGATAGAGCTGAGTTACCACCTGCCATATTAACCTTTACATATTAGAATAGCTACCCCACTTTATGCAGGGTAGCTAGATTACAACATTACTTAGTCACTATCAGTATTAGCTAGTGTTGTACCATCAGTTACGTCAACTACGCCAGAAGCGTTAGAAACAACGTAAGTTAAAGTAGCAACAGCAGTAGTACCTGTTGATGTTACACAGTAAATTAAATCACCAACGCTTAGTGAGCCAGACAATGTGTTGAAGTAACCACTTGTGTTGACATCTGCAATTGCGTCAGTTGTTTTGTAAGCATAAATAGCTGGTGAGTTACCTGCTTTAGATGCCGCTACGGTTGAAAAACCAGTTGATGAATAAGCCATTATCTATTCTCCTCTTAAGATTCACGAGCAACAATAGACACGATACCTTCTGCGTCAATTGCAGTTGCACCAGCAGAAAACATAGATGATACCAAGAATGATGTTTTTTCTGGTACATAGTTGATTTCTGTTTTAGGTGCAATACCTTCGCCGTAGCCGATAGCGTCTTTATGGAAAGCGAAACATGTACGGTCTAATGAACCGTCAATTGCTAAACCACCTTCATCACGATCACCAATTACATGGAATTGGAAACCTAAGAATGTGTTTAGCTCGCCGTTTACTAATGCTTTAACTGTGTTAAAGTCAGAAGATGTTACAGCAGTTTCAGCTAATAAAGATTGTAAGCCATTTGAGTGGATGATGATATGACGATCCATTGGAGGAACGTTATTCTTATCCATCAAACCTTTAGCTTGGCGTAGTTTAGCTACGTTCATGTTTGTATCAGTACCACCAACGTCGTTGCCAACAGCTAGTGATGTACCTGATGCAGCTAGTGCAGCAAGAACTAATTGGTCTTGACGACGGCCAATAGCATTACCTAAAACTTGAACCAACTCTGAACGCTCGTCAAAGTTTACTTTTTGTTGACTAAAGATGTCGCTGTATTCAGCAGCAATCCAGTCTTCTAGTGTTAATGTTACGTTTGAAAAACCTACGTTTAACGGTGTAACATCTGTTTGACCAATACGAGGTGTAGCAACGCCACGACCAACTTTTGGGAATTTAACTGTTGAACCTTCTACTCCACGACGCTGACGTACAGCACCTACCAATTGAGCCTTACCTTGGTATGCTTGCTTAACTTCTGCGTCAAAGAGGGTTACAAATGCGTTTGACAATGCAATACTCATTTTTGTATCTCCTATAACGATTTAATATAAAGTTTTTTGTGCTGTGGTATGCCGCGAAGCGGGCCATTGCTTGCTAATTACGTTAGCCAATCGTCAAGTTCTCTTGCATTGCGGGTCACAAATGTGATATGCCACACCGTGTTTATATCATAAAATCTAATATTGTGCAACAACAATTTGCTTAAATACTAAAAAGGCCCAGTTAAGGGCCTCTTTGTTAATCTCCGTACACTTGGTTAAACAGTCGTTCTACCTTCTGACGGTAAGCTGGATCTGATTGATACTTAGGATCTGCTACCATTGCATTAAGTTCTGTCTTAGATGGTGCGCCATCAATCGGAGCTGACTGAGTAGGAATACGACCTTCGTAAGTTTCACGCAATTTCATCAATGCTTTGATGCCGTTTGCAGTTCCGCCCATGATTTTAAATTCCTCAAAGTCATCTTTACCCCAAATGCCTTTATTAACTAATCCTGCACCCCAGTCTGTCATGCCTTTAATAATGTTATCGGCATTAGGGCCTAGTGCTTTTTTCTCAGCAGCAGCATCAAACTGTACCTGCTGTTGTTGTTCGCCAGTCATTTCAACAATAGGGCCAACCAAAGCGTCTAATGCAGCTTGACTTACGCCATACTCTTTAGCCCAGTCTGTAACATGACCGCGTACAGGGTCATCTTCCGGTGTGCTAGAAAATGCTGATAAGTCATAGTTGCCATTTTCTGGTGCTTTGTGTTTGCCTTGACTAATTTGCTTGCGCAAATCTGTCCATGACTTAGCCATTGCCTCCATGTCTGGAGCTGATTCATCTTTCTTCCAAAAGTTTTCTGGCCACCAATCTGGTCGCTCTAATGGAGTGTCGTCTTCCTCTTTCTTAATATGACTAATTTCTTGCGGTGCTGCAGCTTCTTCTTGTGTTGATTCAATTGAAATATTATCCAATAGGCCTTCAGCGGGTTGCTCTCCGCCTTGGGGTTGGTTATCTTCATCCATCATTTATTTTCCTTAGCTAATTTAATACGATTTTCTAAATCCCGTACTACACTACATTGACCCTCACGATAAAACGCATAGCTTGGGTCAGCTCCTGGTACGGCAACAGGATGCTCTATAATGGTTTGGCGTAACCAATCCATGAGTTTCTTACCTTCCTCTGATGATGCAAGTACACGAAAACACAATTTGTTTAAGTCTTCGCGTCTTTGCATTTCATCACGAACGTCTATCTGCTGTGATTCTAATCCTTCCCATCCATCAACCATTACATGCCTCCCTGTTGAATAGCTTGTTCAGCTATTTGTCCAGCAAGTTCAGGTTGCTCTTGTGCAACTTGTTGTGCTTGTTGTGCCATCTGTTCTTTCATAAGCTCACGTTCAGCTTGTGAGTTTCTTACAGATTGTGGTATAGCCATTTTGTCTGCAATCAAGTCTAACAACATATCTGTCTTCAACATCATCTGACCTTCAGGACCAGCTTGTTGTACGATTTGCGCGTACTGTAAAATGTTTTGTACATCATCCATGTTTTGTGACATAGCCAATGGTGATACTGGTGTTACTTTAATTTCAAGACCATTAACACGCAAAGGCAAATCAATAATGCCACGCTCATCCATAATCTGTAAAATCTTTTCAACAAGCGGCACCATTGTTTCGTTAATCAAACGACCAAATGCTGAACCTAAGTTCTGTGACAATTGCTTCATACGCTCAATAACTTCAGTAGCAGAACGTGCTGACATGTTATCTGGTGGTAACGATTCATCTAACAAGATAGACTTAATGTTCATACGCAAGTCATTCATAATAATCTGCGATACGTTAAAGTCACCTGACCGAGGAAGTGGTTTCAACGATTCACCTTGTGGGCCACCGTTACGCGCTACAGGAATAATAACACCTGGTGCAATAGTAACAGTATTTGGATTTAGTACACCGTCATCAGCAGCAGTATAAACTCCAGCAATAGCCAATGATGCGTTCTTTAGCACTAATTCAAGCACTTTATTTAGTGTCTTAATATCTGGTAACGCTGTAATTAATGGGCCACGACCATAGATTTCACCAGCTACTTTCATATAACGAGATACAACCCATGGGCTGAACTTCATTCTGCGATATACAATCTCTGCTTTAGATTCTTTATGGATAACATGGTAGCAATAGTCACCACGCTTTGCATCAAACACAGTAGCTTCAATCAGCTCAATGTCTTCTGTAGGCTTGTTCTCTATTTTCTTTTTAAGGTCTGCTGTAATCTTAGCGTCTGGCCATTGCTGTGTAATGGATTCGCCTTTTAAACGCATGCGTCTGTAAACATTATCAACCTGACCATTAGCTCCTTCTTCAAATGCAACAAGGAATTGTGGCACAGGGATAAAGTTAATAGGAGTAATATCATCACCAGGTTGAACCATCATTACAGATGTGCCAACACAAAGGTCTAGCAATGCTTCACCAACAGCAATATCAAAGTTTGATTGCTTAATAGTAGCAAACATCTTTTCTGTGTACACATCTAATGCAGCTTGTGCTTCAGCTTTACGGTCAGCTGGAATGTCTGTACCTGCTTCAAGACGACACCATTTGCTTTGTGGTGGAAAAATGCCAGACTGCATACGGTTTGCAAATCGTTGTGTAGAGTTAATAGCAGTTGCATCAAACACGCGATTCATCTTTTTAGTACCGCTTACTTTGCCGTCATAGAAGCCGTCATACAAGTTACGTTGTGGCAATGCAAACTCATAAGCCTCGTCATATAAAGAACGAAACTCCTCTTTCTTTGTTAAAGCAATCTCATGACGCTTTAAAATATCTTCTGGTTTTAATCTCATCTCAGCCATTACTATTCCTAACTTTTTTTGTGTGTGTTTGCAAACTTCTTAGCAGCCTCTTTACTGCCAAAGCCCCACGCCTTTAATGCTAACTTCAACCTAGTAGGCTTACCATTCTCATCTACAAGCGGGCCATCCATTGCCCCAAACCTTGCAGCAAAAGATACCCGTCTAGGATTCGTTCCTTCTTTTACTGGAGCTTTTAAGTTTGCGCCTTCAGTCTTTTTAAAGTAATCTCTGCCAGCCTGTGTTAATCCACCCTGTGGATTCTTATGCTCTTTTTTCATTACTCATACCAATTTAAAATAATTTCAGCAACATGACTTGTTCCGTTAACATTAACCAGCCTAAATAAATAAGTAGTTAATGGTCTTAATACAACACTTAAAGTATCAAATTCAGTTCCACCAGCTTTCTTACCATTGCCGCCAATCAACAATTGTTTCATTAGCAATGTGCCTGTATTTGTTATTGTAGGATCAATAAGAATAGCTGATTGACTTGTGCTTGGAATATTTCTATTCATATTAAATGCTGGCACTGAAGTTCCGCCAGTTACAGTTGCGTCTTCATATAAATATCCAACAGCATCTCCGCCACATAAGCCAGAAATATTTAAAGTTGGAGTTACTCCAGAAGCAAATGCAATTGCTATATATAAACTTTCGTCAGCAGCAAGAGGGTCTGTTTCATCTCTAACAACACCTATTGAATAAGAGTTGCCCTCTTGAAGCCTAAGAGCAGATACACTAACTACTGGCAACTGATTATCTGACGATACTAATTGCTGTACGTTATCTTTATCTACATAACTTGGAGATACATGCCTAGCTTTTGTGTCAAGAGATTCTCGTTTAACTTGAATAGCCATTATGTTCTACGCTTTCCACCAAGCATTGTTCCATTACTTAACTCATCATCACCGCCAAGTTGTGGGCCTTTAGACAATGATGATGCTGCTGGAGTTGCTGAACCAGCTAATAGGCCACCAGTAGCTCTTGCCAAACGAGCTGATGACGCTTTCTTTTCCCCAAGCTCGCGACGGCCAGTATCTATTATGTCTTTAGTTTTACCTTTTTGTTCTGCCAAAATAGCAGAAGTCCCACGTCGCGCCCAACCACGTTTTGCTTTTGCACTATATAAATTCAATAAAGCATTGGTATAAGCGTTATCAGTTTCTGTATAAAAACTTTCAGGTTTAAATACACCTTCTCCAGCACCTTTTTGTTTAAAGTAATCAAGTCTTCCAACACGACCCAATCCACCCATTAGTGCTGCACTAGGATCGCTAAACTTAGAAATTAAGTTTGTGTTAATTGCCTCTGCAAGATCAAGACTTCTTTCTT